CCCTCCCCGAAGGGCGCTTCGACATCGCCATCTACCCCTACGACGGCGGCTTCGACGCCCTCTGCGACCTCCTCGACCTCTTCGTCCGCGAGCAGCGCTCCGATGCCTACGAGCCAACCTCTTGGTATGCCAGCCGCAGCGTGGGCCGCTGGTACATCCACTCCTCCTACTACGGCGATGAGCCGCTCTTCGGTGCCGAGGCGGTCGCAGCATGACCACCTACATCCTCGGAGCCGCCGCTGCCACCGCCATCCTCACCGAGGCGGCACTCACCACCACGCTCGGCCACCACACGGGAGTCCTCCTCCTCGCCGTCACCCTCACCGCAGTACTCGCAGCCCACACCATTCGCACAGAGAAAGAGAACCACTGATGAGCGTCGCCATCGCCTACAACCTCCAGCGCGCAAGCGAACTGACAGGCCTCTCCGTCGATTTCCTCCGCCGCGCCATCAAGGCCACCGACCCCGACCTCCACCTCCCCGCCCGCCTCGCCGGCAGCCGCTACGTCATCCTTGCCTCCGACCTGGAGGAATGGATGCGCAGCCGCCCCGAAGTCTGACCCCTATCTCCCCAGGAAGGACCTCCTCGTGAAAACCCCTCTCACCATGCTGACCACGAGCGGCGGAGGCGAATACGTCTTCAAGTGGCAGATGCTCTCCGCCGTCTCCGTCGTCCACCAGAAGAATGAGGCCATCGCCGACCTCATGGACCTCCTCCGCACCCTCGGCATGGTCCTTACCAGCGAGCCCAGGGCCTCCGTCAGGCACGGGATCATGCCCCTCGTCGTGCTGACCTTCCGCGCCCGCTACGCGAGCGACCTCGAAGCCCAGCAGCTTCAGCAGCCCCCACACCCCCACCACAACGACCAGGAGACCGCAGCATGACCACCGCCAGCACCATCCACCCCCGCGAGCGCGGCTCAGTGCGCGCCAACGACCCCGTCACGTCCCAGTGGGCGGCCGACAGCATCGCCGACACCACCACCTCGCAGGCCATCGTCCTCCGCGCACTCCAAAGCTACCGCCCGTTCCTTTTCACCCTCGCCAACGTCGTCGACATAACCGCCGGCGTCCTGTCCCCCTCCCGCGCTCGGACCGCCGTGCGTGAACTTCAGGACAAGGGCTTCATCGAGGAGACCGGCGAGTACGCGCTCACCCCCTCTGGCCGCCGCGCACGCCTCCTCACCCTCACCGAGCAAGGGAGGGCCGCAGCATGACCACCCTCACCATGGAGCAGCGCCGCGCTGACTTCGAGGCCATGCTCAAGCGGGCTGTGCGCGTCAAGACCAACATGGAGAAGCACAAGGGGGCGCTGCGCGACACCCCGATCCCAGGCGAGCAGATCTCAGTCCTCACCCTGAAGGTCGGCGAACTGTGCGGCTTCATCACGAAGACCGCGTGGCGACAGAGCGACGGGAGCGTCGACGAACGCCGCACCCAAGAGATAGTCATGGCCTCCCTAGTCGTCGCCGCCAAGTGCCTCCAGGGCCTCAACGGCACCGGATGGGCCACCCCCGAAGCGCTCGAATTCATCACCGAGGACTGCGCCGTCTACTGCTGGAGTTTGGACGACGGCAACCTGAACCACCTGGACCTGGCGACAGACCCCGAAGTCCGGGTACAGAACCTCATCGTGTCCCTCGGCTACGTGGCCGACTGGTGGCCTATCAAGGTCTCCACCGTCACCAACCGGGACACCCTGATGGAGCAGCAGACCTCCCTCAGCCACCTCGCCTTCGAGGCCATCTGTGCGGCTTTGGCGGCCGAGCGTGGCCTCTGGCAGGAGGAGTCATGACTCGCGTCCTCCTGCCGGGGCACCTGGTGCGGCACATCGCCGACGTCGGCGACTCTGAGTGCTACCAGGGTGGCACCTGGTACCCGCTCGCCCGCCTCTGCGACGGCAGTGAACGCCTCGCTGGAGCCCCGTTCATCGCCCAGCACTGCGAGGACGTCGAGTCCGCCGACCTCACCGACCCGCTCGTCTGCCCGGCCTGCCTCACCGCCCACCAGCCCGCCGACGACGTCGACGAGACCATGGGGACCATCCCCCTCTTCGACCTATAACCATCCCTGAAAGGTAGAAAGTCATGGATTCATTCTCGTTCTTCGTCCCCGGTGAGCCGATCACCGAGGGCTCCACGCGGGCGTTCGCGTCGGGTCAGCGGGTGGTCGTCACCCACGACCGGGGCCGCGAACTCGCCGCCTGGCGAACCCGCGTCAAGCGCGCCGCCCAGGAGGCCGCCCGAGAAGCCGGCTGGGAGCCACGCTACGACGGCCCCGTCGCCGTCACCGCCGTCTTCCTCCTACCCCGACCCAAGTCCGCCAAGGGCAGGCTCCTGCCACACGTCAAGCCCGACCTGGACAAGCTCATCCGCGCCGTCGGCGACGCCCTCGCGCCCTACAAGCAGGACGGCGTCCTCAAGGATGACTCTCGTGTCACGGTGTGGCGCACAGCCAAGGAGTATGCCGACGACTACAAGCCTGGGGCGTTCATCATTGTCGACCCGATCGACGAAAGATACATGTCCTTCACCTATGCCTATGCCAAGTGGCTGGAGGCTGAGGAGCGGAAGATTCAGGAGGACGCAGAATGAGCGAGATCATTCGTGAGAGGCTGCCTCGCTCTCGGGGGCGTGTCCGGTGCGACGACTGCCGCCGCCGCATCCCCAAGGGCGAGCAGTACCGCCAATCTACGGTCGTCGCAGACGGGATGATCTGGAACTGGCGGGAATGCCAGCCCTGCCAGCGCGCGGTCCCACACGTCCTGAGATGGCTGGGCCACTTCAGCGACGGCTACTACAACGACGACGACTTCCAGGAATGGGTGTCCGAGCTCCTGGACTACGTGGGGACGCCCTATGGCCTGTTCCGCGACGACGGGGCACCCGACGCCTGGAATGTGCGCATGTGCGCCCTCTCCTACGAGGCAGCGAGAGTCGCCTCCGCCGACGCCGACCCCGCACAGGCGTGGGACGACGAAGCATGGGCAGCCTTCACCTGGCGCATGCAAACCAGCCCCGTAATAAATGCTAGGAGGAAATGATGATTGAGATGACTGCCAGGATCCCGCTCGACGGTGAGGTGATCGCCAGGGCTGACCTGCTGGCGTTCGCCGAGCAGGTGCGAGCCCATGAGGACTCACGGGTCGAGCTGGACTACGACGAGGACTCCTTGTGCCCGGCGGCCTTGGAGGCGTTCTGGACGACGGAGGGGGTCGGCGATGACGCGCAGCAGTGACCGCCGCGTGTGGGCGCGGCTGACGGTGGACTTCGCGGACTCCCCGAAGGTCGCTGGACTGTCGGATGCGGCGTTCAGGACGCTGGTGGAGATGATCTTGTGGAGCCGGAAGATGATGACCGATGGGGCGATTCCGGCTTCGGTGGTGCGCCGCCGGTGGGGCGCGAAAACCCAAACCGAAACCCACTCGGTTACCGACTCGGGTACCCACTACGAAACCGACCCTGTAACCGAGTTGTGCACCAACCACCCCACTTCACCGTCACTCTCCCGCACATGTGACGGCGACTACATGATTCACGACTTCCTGGACCACCAAGAGTCCGCCGAGGAGGTGAATGCCAGAAATGCCCGGAATGCCGCCAATGGGAGACGTGGTGGCCGCCCCCGAAAAACCGACTCGAAAACCCACTCGGTAACCGACTCGGGTACCCAAACGGAACCCAAACCGAAAGCAGAGTTAGAGTTAGAGTTAGAAGAAGAAGTACTACGTACTTCTTCTCTCTCTCCGGCTACGCCGGAGAGTGCGCGCGCGACGACGACGAAGGCCCGCAAGCGTCACAAGCCGACGACGCCGATCCCCGACGATTGGACGCCCACGCCCGAGCACCGGGCCAGGGCCGCCGCCGCTGGCGTCGACGTCGACCACGAGGCCGAGATGTTCCGAGCCCACGCTGAGGCCAACGACCGCTGGCAGGCGTCCTGGAACGCGGCTTTCACCACCTGGCTCGGCAAGTCTGCCCAGCGTGCCGCCGAGCAGCGCAACCGCCAGGGCTACCGCAACCAGGCGCAGATCATGCAGGACGTCCACCGACAAGCCCAGGAAGCCACCATCGCCATGCGCCGCCAGCAGGGCAGCGCCCTCCAACTCATCGCAGGAGAAGCCTCATGATTACCCCCGCTGACGCCGCGAACGCGGTGAACTACCTCCTCGCCGCCGGGGCCACACCGACGGTCGACCATCAGGCCGAGGTGTGGGCTGACTACTTGAACCACGAGGTGGTCGGTGGGCCGCAGGCGCGCGAGCTTGGGCCTGCCTGTCGGCGGGCGATCCGCGATTGGGTGCGCGAGGCGCGGGCCTACCGGATCGACGTTGAGCGGTTCGCTCAGGCGGTCCGCCGGGAGCGGGCGGACCGGGTTCGGGCTGAGGAGGACGCCCGCGGGGCGCTCCTGCCGGCTGGGCTGGCTGGGGAGCCTGCGGTGGAGGCGGCTTGGCGTCGCGCCGCTCTGGAGGCCGTCGGGGCTGGGGCTGAGCGTGGGGCTGCGGAGGCTCATGCTTGGCGGGCGATTGGGAGGACTCCGCCGCCTCCGGCGATCTCGTCGACGGCGCAGTCGGGGCGTGAGCGGGCGCGGGCGGTCGTGGAGGCCCTGGCTCGTTCGTCGCACCCTGGGGGTGGCGGTTGGGCCGGAGGTGCCCCAAATCGTGCGCGTAAGGCCCCTAGAGCGGCCTAACGCGCCGTGACTGCACCCCGGTGGGGGTTGCGTGTTTCTGGGCCGGATTCACGCGCGTTAAAGCATTGTGCGATCACCCCCCGGTCATCCCTCATTACGAACATGTAACGACACCCGCCCTGTCTTGACGGTGCCCAATTGGGCACCTACTGTTGTCCATGTGGGCCACACGGGTACCCCAACCCAGCTCACCCAATCCCCAGAACAAAGGACCGTAAAAAATGAGGATCGAAAGCCTCTACCCCAAGCCGGTGCGCGGCGACTTCGCCACCACCAACCAAGTCCGCGACGACGCCGTCGCCACCTACGGCGACCGCGCCCGCGACCTCCTCGACCGCGCAGGCGGCGACACCATCGGAGCCATCAGCCTCCTCTACCTCGCCGCCGACCAGCGCAAGCAAGCCGCAGAGGACGCGGAGCCCAGCCTGAGCGAGCAGGCCCTCGCCGCCACCGTCCGCGACCAGCGCGACACCATCGACACGCTCACAGCAGAGCGCGACAAGTTCGAGAAATGGTGGAGGGACGCCGTCCACGAAGCCACCAACCTGAACGCCAATCTGGCGCAGCGCGAGGCTGACGCCGAGCAGATCACCCGCCTACAGTCCATCCTCTGCGCCGCCACCGCCACCGCCTACGGGCGAGCCCGCATGTACGGCGAAGACCTCCACGCCCTCCCCATCGGCACCGTCGTCCGCGACGAAGCCGACCAGGCATGGACCCGGGTCGACGACGAGGACGGCGGCGTCTGGGCCGCCCCGACCGAGGATGACACCCTCTCCTCTGCCGACCTTGCCGCAGGCTCCTCCGTCTACCTGGCATGGGTGGCGGACCTGTGACCCGCCTCGACCACATTGGCGGCGACAGCGTCGACGTCACCGACGCCGCAGAGTTCCTGTGCGCCTGCGCCGACTACCAGGACAGCGAGACCGCCGCCCTCGATGAGCGTGACCGGCAGCGCCGCGGGGCCGGCCGGACCGACGCCAACCTCCCCTGGGGCGTCCTCGGTCAGCACGCCCAGCACCGGGCCAGGCTCCTCGAAGCGCTCGCCACCCTCCTCCGCGTCGACGCCGACACACTCACCAACGGAATCTGAGGACACCCCCCATGACTCTCTCCACCACCTACGGCACCAACATCCGAACCGCCTGGGTGTCCACCTGGGGACCCATCGGTGCGCGTCGACTGGCGCGCCTCATCGACGACGGATGGACGCACGTCGCCTGCCTGCGGACTGGGCTCATCCGCCGAGACCACCTACTGTCCCGCGAATCCCGCTCCTGGCTCGATGCCGAGCCGCTGTTCTAACCCCCTCCTCCCCGGAAAGGACACCCCATGTACCCCAACGACATAGACCCAATCACCTACAGCCGCGAGGACGCGCAGAAGGCGCGCCGCCTCCGCCTCTACGACGTGCGATGGCTCGCCACCTGGGGCCCCATCGGCCGCCGCCAGGTCCGCCGCCTCCAGCGCGACGGCTGGGAGCACGTCGGCTCCCTCCAGACCGGCCTCATCCGCCGCGAGCACTGCCTCCTCCGCATCAGCACCGAGGGAGGCGACCGATGACATACCACTACCTGCCGAAGCCCGGCGACGTCGTCGCCTACCGGGACGCGCACGGCGTCTGGCACTCCGAGACAGCCACCGCCGATAGCGCTGAGGGCATCGCCTACTGCCCTGAGGTAGTGCTCCTGGAAGCCGCCCCCGAGCCGCCCGCACCATGGCCCACCAGCCCCATGATCCTCGTCGTCGACGGTGAGCGGCACGCCACCGGCCAGCCCGGCGACCAGACCGCCAAGCCCATCAACGGGCAGGTACTCCTCCGCACCCCCGAGGGCCACTACCGGGGCGTCACGTCCCGGCTCGTCAAGCAGTCCAGGGGCGACCAGATCAGGAAGTGGGTCGACCTCGTCGCCGTCGAACAGCAGGCCATCACAGACCTCTCCGAGGCCGCGCACAATGGCCCCCTCCGTACCGTCAGCGACGCTATCCAGGACGTCCTCACGTCCGCGGACATGGTCAGGGACGGGCGGTACCTGGCATGACGACCATGCGCGACTGGAGCAAGCCGCAGCACTGCCGTGAGTGCGGGCGTCGCATGCGGTCCTCGTGGATGAAGCTCACTGACTGCCCTGACACCGTCCAGTATGCGGGGCGCGGTGTCTGCAAGTCCTGCGCGTCCGCCGCTGAGCGTGCCGGGCGTCGCCGGGGTGACTGCGTGCGCCACAAGCCCGGCCGGCGCGGCGGCAACCCCACCGTCGCCGAACTCGCCGCACAGGGTCACCCCTGCATCGAACCCGCCCCCATGCCATCCCGAGTAAGGACCTACCCGCTATGAGTCTGAAATTTGATGAGGCCCGCCACCGCTACAGCCTCGACGGGCGCCCGGTGACCGGGGTGACGACGATCATCGGGAAGGGCCTCCCGAAGCCGGGGCTCCCGTACTGGTCCGCGAAGGTGGTGGCCGAGGCCGCCGTCGATGAGGCGGTCACCCTCGCCGCGACCATCGGTACGCAGGGGCGCGAGGCGGTCGTGAACAGGCTCAAGCGCGCCCCCTGGCAGGCCAGGGATCGGGCGGCCGTGCGCGGCACGAGGGTGCATGCCCTGGCCGAGCAGGTCGCCCTGGGAGGGGAGGTGGATGTCCCCGCCAGCCTGGCCCCCTACGTGGCCGGGTACGTGGATTTCCTCGACGGGCACGACGTCGAGCCGATCCTCACCGAGGCTCGCCTGGCGAGCCGCGCCCACTGGTATGCGGGGACCGCCGACCTCGTCGCTCGCATGGGTGGGGAGACCTGGCTCCTCGACCTGAAGACCTCTAACAGCATCCACGGCTCCTATGCGCTCCAGTGCGCCGCCTACGCCCGCGCCGAGTTCCACCTCGACGCCGACGGGGCCGAGCAGCCCATGCCGCCCATCGACCGGATCGGGGCCATCCACGTCCAGCCAGACGGGTGCAGGCTCGTCGAGTTCCCATCCATCCTGACCGCCTGGAACGCCTTCCTGGCCGTGAAATCAGTCGCCGACCTGACCGCCACTATCGACTCCTGGGGAGACCACAAATGACTGACCTCACCACCACCCAGCCCGCGAGCGCCGACGTCGCCGCGCCCCCTATACACCTCTGACCCTGCCGAC